CGCGCCTATTTGAAAGGTGTTGCTGCTTCAGTACACGCTGCCAATGGAGTACTATATACCACACCACAAGGAAACCCTAGCGGTGATCCTCTCACCACTATGCTTAATAATGAAGTTAATGTTCTCATTGAATATTATTGCTTCGTGAAGGCTTTTTCCCACCTTGACAAAACACCAAAAGAGTGGGAAGAATTCTTCCACAAGAACGTTGATTTCGTTTGTGCTGGTGATGATAAGATCACTGTCATACACCCCGATATACAAGACCAATATAACTTTCAAGTAAAACAGAAAATTATTACTGAAGATTTTGGAATGCAATATACACCCGCTAGTAAGCAAACAACAGGAAAACCTATCATTGACCTTATGGACATGAGCTTTTGCTCAAGGAAAATTAGATACGATAAAAATTATGAAATATTTGTGGGCGCCCTTAAAAAGGAATCATTGCTTTCACTTTTACAATGGGTAATTCACCCGACCTATGACCAAATGGCTCAAAATGTTAACACCTACATTGCTGAAGCCGTTTTTCATGATGATGACACTGCTAAGGAACTTTTTCTAACACTTGACAAAGTATTCAAAAAGTTACCAGAATTACGCGTTCGGACGAGATACCCATTGTCTTTGGATTTGACTCGAAAGCTCATTTATTGTTCTTTGAATACTATCCGGTATTCAGCGGAAGATTTAGATGAAAACTTTTTAAGGGCAAATAATTTCCCTTGCGACGACGAAGATAACGAATATATACATTCTATTGACCACAATTGTCACACTTTTTCTTACACTGATATTACAGGAAAATCATTTTTATTATATTTACTCGTACCAAAGAAAGCTATACCTTTTGACATGTGTACCAACTGGACTGCTAAGCTCTATGAGCTATGCCAGAAAAATGGATGGAGAAACCCCGAATTTACACAACATATGATGAATGAAAGCCCCGTTATGTGGAGAGTGAAAGGAGAATGTCATGAGAAGCATGCAACCGCTTTTGAAAGTAATGTTAAAGCTGCTAAAGAAGAAGTCTGCCATAATTTATATAATCAACTTTATTGGATAGTTCCCAAGAACAAAATGGCTGGACCCGTAGCAAAATTAGTAGGAAAAACTGTTATTGTAACCTTTAAAGACGATCACTGTATTGAAGAAGCCACTGGACTGACTTACCCTGATATGACTACACTTTTAAATGATTTGGCTGATAAATTGACACCACTGGATTTGAATAATAAAGAGAAGCAGAGTATGATGCCTGGAAACACCCCCCCTGCTAAATTACAAGGCAACAAAGACGCTCAAGAACAACCCCAAATGCAAATTACAGGTAAAGTTCCCCAATTAGGAATTATTGCCGCTGGTATTACTGGAGATTTGAAAACCAAAGCCTATAGCAACTGGGTGGAAGTTAAGACCGGAAACATTGATTCTTCCAAGAATCGATTTGACATAATTGAAACTATCAAATATGAGAAAGATGTTCTTGGAGGTTTCCAGAAACGATATCTTGATTACCATTCTACAGTTTCTGGAGATATAGCAGTGAAACTTAATATTATGGGACAACCTGGACAAAAGGGTTCCTTTATATTATGCGCTGTTAGATCTTCCGAAATTACAGCTGATACAACTTCATTGACACCAGATCAGATTACTTCTATTTGTAACACAGAATTTTCAGCTCGAGACAACACTTCATTTGATTTCTTACTTAGTTTCAACAATCAAACACAAGCCTACATTGACAACACTAAGGATTGGCCCGAACCTGAATATACCTGGGTGTTAGTAGCTGGCTTTAAAGTTGAAGGATTACTTGCTACCTCAGATGCCGTATCTACTATTAGTTACGCATTTAAGACTCGCTTCGCTGACAACTTTATAGTCGAGAATGCTTACATACCACGTGATGTTAAGAGTGACGTCAAAGAATCAGATGGACCATCACAATTCATTGGAAGGACTTTAGAGAATTTGTTTGGCCAAAGAGTATACATTGCAACAGATGGTTTTCGTGCTAACCAAACTAAAGTAGACAAAGCTACCCAAAACATCTGTGGCACTGTATTCCCTATTGACCCAACTATTCCCATGAACCCAATTAGATTCGATTTCAGTCTTTTCTGGGATCAGAAGAATTTAGACCCCCCTCTTGCCCCAGACCCTGGTTTTGAACTTCACAAATTTGCAGGAAGTAAAAATGACTCAAATAATATTTTTCACAACATTTGGCCTTCTGCCTATAATCCATCTACTGACAAGTATGTTCTTCTTTTAGGAGAACAACCCGATGGATATATTCATAGCGATATGATTGAATCCTATGAACCCACTGACTCTGCAGGAACTAAAATAGTTCCACACTTCTATTTGAATGCTGAAAAATTATACAAGGAATTAGGATCACCCGACACCACCGGCACTATTGGAGAATTACGACTTAGTGTGAATCGTCACTATGGCGGAGGACTTAATGATGACAGATTTAAATTTTTGAATTGTACTTTTAAAACCTGGGGATTGACAACACTTATAGAATATTCTGATGATGATCAAGAGCTACTTAACATGGTCTATCTTGACCGTATAAATAGTTATGGCACCACAAAACTACCCTATGCAGATGCTGCATATATGCCAGGTGCATTGATTACCAACAAAGCTTCTACTGGATATTATATTTGGAAAATAGAAACCCTCAATGTTATTGACGACAGTAGCCCTGGAAAATACTATTATCCTACCACCGGTATGACAAGAGTAGCTTTCAGTTATGCTGCACCACCGCAAGTTTCCGAAAGATTAGCACAAGTCGGAAACCCAACTGTTGTTCAAAGCCAGAAAATTTTGAAAGTGTTGAATGATATTAAAGAAACCATCCCACAAGGCAAAGAACTTGAATTGAGACTTAATGAAAATTATATGGGACAATTTGCTATTATTGTCAGGATCCCTTCGGACCCTGAAATTAATGCTTATACATACGCCAACCTCCCATATGCCGTTGCAGATCACCAGCCTAAAGACTTTACCATTACTGGTGCTCAATTTATTCAGAAAGGCATCCCCATTTCTAGACATGCTGCCCCTATTTTCAGAAACAGAATCGTTTCTTCCACCAAAATTGACCAAACTACACAAACAATTGACATTGGCCGCAAAGAGAAACAAGCAGCAGCAGCCATTATTGGAGGAAGCGTTATCGCTGGACTTGGAAATGCAGTAGGAGGACTTGGAGGCGCTGCTTTGAGTAATAAGCATTGGAAACAACACAATGCTATTATGTTTGACCAATACAAAGAAATTTTTGACAAACGCAACGATTGGACTGACCACCTATTTGACCGAGCTCTTACAAACGCCTCTGAATTAGTACACAAACAAATGCAAGCCAATGTGAGTTTCCAACAACAAATACGTAATATGGATTCTCCAGCATACAGAGGTGCTATTCCTGAAGGGTCTTCTACACGACCAATTGATTTTGTACAAGGTGATACACTAGAACCAACACCATCTACAAGCGCAGATGTTCACCAACAATCTGAATCTATTGTCCCATCCACGCCTATCCAACAATCAACTGAACAGAATCTACCCAAAACATTTTCTGATGCATCCACTCATATTACTCGAGATGCAGGAACCATGGCTAATTTCCCTGATGCAAATGAAACTACTGAAGTTGAAGTTGAACCTACCAACATGAGATCTTCTGGTACCGACCCTATCTACCCACGAGTAGATGCAGCCGCTGGGCGTCACCCCGACCCCGTACCCGAGGAGCCAGGATGGATGGAACGCATGATGAATTATATCACCGGACATCAGCCTGAAAGACCACTAACATATGATGAAGAAGGCTATGAACTTACACCCACACCCGGAAGGAAGAGCATTCACCCAAAACGCAACACACGCAACCAGACATCATCCACGGAACCGGATTACCCACAGCCACAGGCAGGTTTCGTGGATCGTGAGATGAACACAACATACTCAACAGGTACACAAGATGAACTAGACAAATACCACAGTTTCCAACAACCACCCCGCCGGGGGTTGTTTTCCAGATTAGGCCTTGGAGCAGTACCACCACCAAGCCAATATACTAGGCCTATTGCCAACACCACAACTGCTAGTAAAATTTAGAGAGTACGATGTCCTATTTTTGTTTTATTTTTGTTTTAATCTTCTAATAAATAAATATATAACCTATGTAACCAATATTAATTAATATAACCTATATAAACCTTATAACCTTTTATGTGGAT